CTTTAATTGCTTCCTTAGCCTCTTCTTTGCTACGTGCTAAGACGCATTGCAAGCCACCATATTCACTACTAGGAAATGGAACCCAGTAGTTCACGAGGTACATATACCACTGCTCATTAGTGCTTGGCTCTACCTGTTCTGTCTGCACTTTCCTTGGTCTTCCCATAATCTTTCCTTTCAGTTTTCTCTAATGCTGTCTTCTCTGAATGACATGGTTTGCATAACACCTGTAAGTTTTCTTTCTCACAGAACAGCCTGTTGATGTATGTATCCCAATCAACAAAGCCCACACTTGGTTCAACAACAGGGAAGATGTGGTCAACCTGTACATCCTTGGCAATGAAGTGAACATCGCAGCTAGCACAAGCATAGTGCATAGCCATCTTGTTTGTCTTCTGATTAACCTTCCTACCTATGTATGCAGCCTTCAAAGCCTTAAGCTTAGGAGGCCATCTACGTGTTGCTGTGCGTAGGGCAGAGACAACAAAGCTTCTAAACCTTGCTGCTGTCCACTCACTGTCATTATGCTTTTGTTCTGTACCATTGGCAGAGGAGATTCCCGAACCCTTCAACTTCTTTTTCATCGTGGCTTACATCTCCCATCGTAAACTTAATTGCATGAACAAGTTCATGAAAGAAGGTTGCTCTTGTTGCTTGTTCATTCATGTTGGCACGTATTAATATTTCATACTTACCGGGATCACATGTACCAAAATCCTGGAACTCGTCAACATAAACTACTTTCCACTCGCAACCTCCAAGCCAGAAACTGGAGGGAACCACATCTGTTCGGGGAATCGTCTTAGCCATAATAGAAGTCCATTCTCTTTAACTCGTTCTTCGCCCAGAGCCTCCAAGCAAACTGCAAGCATCTCGCTTTCGGTCTGCGCTTTGGCAAGCATCTTGGTTGCTTTCACATCTCCCACTCCCTTGATACCCACAATGTTGTCTGCTCTGTCGCCCATCAACATTTGTTTGTAGAAGAAGCGGAGTCCTTGTTCTTCTGAGACAAAGTACTTGTCTTGTTTCACAAAATTGTAATGCCATCCTGCCACCTGATTGAAGTCTTTGTCCACTGACACCATGATGCAATCATCTTGAAGCTCTGTTGCTCTGATTGCTATCAGGTCATCAGCCTCTTCATCAATGCTCATCTGTGCTCCCCATGCGGTAACTAGGTAGTTACGTAGCATTTCTAAATGTGCTGGCTTCTCTTGTGTTCTGTTCCCTTTGTAAGGGGCAGTTACAGCTATGTCTTTCCTGAAGTTTGTCTTCCCTGTTAAGAAGATTTCCCAACTCTCAAGACCTAGCTGTGTCATAAGGATGTCCTCAAGAAAGTTAGCCATCGTTGTAATGGCTTGGCTTTCTGAGTCATCCTTACAAGAGAAGGCAATGCGATAGCACATCACATCACCATCTACAAGAGCAATCATTAGAGGACTACTTCTGCGTCTTCTTCTTGCTCAACAGGAACAGCAGCCAACTCTTTGATACGCAGAGCAGGGTTGTCCTTGCTGTGCAACAGAGAGGGAGCGTTGCCATGAGCTGCTGACATCTTGTGTGTGTAGGAGCTAAGGGTTGCTTCTGCAACAGAGCCATTACCAATCATGTCAGGGGGAACAATATTGTTCTTCTCATCAACAGCCTTGATGACGTAGTTACTCTTGACGATGATGTACTTACCACGTCCATACTTGTCATCTGCTTTCTCTTTAATCTTCACACCGAGTTCTGATGTAAGACGCTGTGCAATGGAATCGCTCAGACCACCAATGCAAATCTCAAAGCGAGCATTGTCTGCATTGAACTCCCGATTAGGGGTGTCCATGTGTTTAGCCCAAAACAATTTACCCACCACTTTAACTTGGTTCATTCTTTTTCCTTTGTATAAAAACAATATTATAACACATTTTTCAATGTGTGTCACGCCATGTCTTACCTATATTAAACTCTCCAGATACAGGGCAACGCAAGCCGAGAAGCTCTCCTGCTTTTTGTATGCTCTGTACTGCGAGTTGTCCTACAAGCTCGCCATCTTTTTCTTTTGTTTCAATCTGCCATTCATCATGGACATTGACACAAAAGCCATACCAAACTTTCTTCTTCCTAAGCTCTGCGTCTAACAAGACAAGAGCCTGCTTCATTACTATCGCCCCTGCGCCTTGTAATAAGCTATTAACTGCTGAGTGTTCGGAACGTACCCAAATCTTCCTACCATCCAACCCGGGTACAAAACCCTTGCTTGCATACTTGGATACGTTATTGCGTAAACTCTTGAGTGCGGGAGTGTTGGAAAGAAAGCTTTCGATGAGCTTCTGTCCAGCGTTAGCATTACCACCGACAATTTTACCAATCTTCGCCGCCCCTGCACCATACAGAAAGGCGTAGATAAACGTCTTCGCTTCATCCCTTGTCGCAAGACCCGCTGCCTTTTGATTTTGAGTGTGTACGTCAGTGCCATCTTTTGAACTTCCTTCACAAACAGTTTTGATATAGGCATCGTCCTTCATGTAGTGAGCCAGCATTCGTAGCTCAAGGCCACTGGCATCAGCACCAACAAGGACATTACCCTCATCTACAATCCATAACTCACGACAGTCCTCACCATAGGGGCTCCCCTTGTTGGGAACCTGTGCCATGTTGGGGCTGCTGTGTGTCATCCTACCAGTGACAGCACCATTGGTAATCACACTACCATGCACCCTGCCTGTATCTCTCACCTCCTCAAGCCAGCTACCAATCTGAGCCACACGCTTTTGCAGCATGAGGTATTCAGACAGGAGCCTTGCCTCTGGCAGAGCAATGGATGCAAGCACTGTCTCATCGACAATGACAGCCCCCTTCTCTGTCTTCTTAGTAAACTTAACACCAAGCTTCTCAAGACGCTCAGCAATTTGTTGTCTACTGCCAGCATTGAATGGGGTGACAATATCTTTTAGAGGTGCTCCTGTCCTCTTGTTCTTCCTTCCTGATTCAACGTAGGGAGGGAAGACAACTTGAAGCTCATTCTCAATGTCCACCATCTTACCTTGAAGCATAGCCAGCAAGCCCTGAGCTTTCTTAATGTCCAATCTAAAACCATGTTCCTTCTGCCTTTGAATAATAATTGCAACGTCATGCTCAAGCTTGATACATTGTTCAGAGAACTGTTCTTTCTCAAGCATCTTGTTAACCATCTCGTATGTTGCAACCAAAGCAGCAACATCATCCTTGCAATACTCATACAAGAGCTCAAGGTCTGGTGCGTCCCATCGGTAACTAGCTAGTAACCCTGTCTTGTCTACATAGGCTTGGGCATAGTCAGTCTTCTTTTGTCCTGTCCTGTCCCCCCATGCTGCCAAACTGTGGCCTCCTTCTATATTTGGATTGTATAGCCTTGACAATATCAAGGTATCTATCGCTTTTGTCGCTTGTATCTTCACTCCCCAACATCTCTTGAGCACTCCAGCATCGAAGCCTATCAAGTTGTGCCCTATCACTTTGTCTGAGTTTTCGATTAAGGGAATCAGTGTACTTGCTTCTGTGTGACATACATATCCATCTTCATTGAACGTGTAACAGCACCATATGTGGTCATGGGTGCTATTGGTTTCTGTATCTAGAAAGAGCCTCCGCATTTGGTTTCCTTATTCATATCCAAGTTCCTTAACCACTAGTGTAGCATACCCTGAGATGTCATGCCAACTGTCTGCATAGTAGGGGTTGCCGTTGAGGATGCGAGCCATCTTGTTGCAAATCATGTCCATGCTTTCTTGCATGGGTGGCGACATGTCGTGCCAGTTACCACGTGTACGCAAGAGCTTCTTCAGTTCTTGTGCCATGAATGCAACGTCCTTGTAGTCACCATAGGTGTCTTGACGTTGTGCTAATGTACCTTCAATTGTTAATGTCATTTGTCTTCCTTGTTACTTCTGTCCAAGCTGCTAAATGTACGATGCTTCCACTATCATTATAGCACACACTATACATCCCATCAAGGTGGTCAAACATTAGTTCTGTGTCATCTTCAAGAACTATACGTGTGTTCTTTGGTACGTCATAGAGCTTCATGCTTCCCTCTCGTTCACCACACCAGTTACATTTGTCTTGGTAGGAAATACGTGTCTTTTCAACAGAACAATAATGCTCTTTCATGATTGAACCTTCGTTGCTATATACAAACCAACATTGCCTAAGCTGTAGCCAATGAAGGCCACTCCCATACCCAGGTTTCCCTTGAGCATTAAGTCTATGGCTACTACCAAATAGACCACACCAATGATTGCAATGAGCCAACTAGCCATCAGCAATACTCCTTGGTGTATTCGTTCAGGGCTTTGCCTACAAACCGAATGTCTTCTATCGACAGCATGTTTGTAATCTCTACACCATCAACATAGGCATCCCATAAGAAGCCACCAACATAGCCAACCTGTGGCTCATCATCTTCCCATTCATATTCAATTGTCACATCATCTGCATCAGGGAATGTCTCATGAAACTCCTCATTAACAGCCAACATGGGGAAGTCACTAGCAGCAAGCAATAAAGTATCCATACGTTTCCTTAATAGTTTTCTCATAACTTCTCATCTTCTGTCTCAACCATGCGTCCTGTGTACTTACTGTACACAAGGTTACAAGCATGTCCTGTTAAGCCAGCAAACCTGTTCTTCAACACACGCACCTTGGTGGTGTTACGTTCCTTCTCATCATCTGCCTGACCATTGCGCTCAAGACCAAGCACCATGTCAGAGAGCTGAGCAATGGAGCCTGATCCACGTAGCTGAGCCAATGTGGTAGCTACCCCTTCCTCGTGTCCTTTGCCCCCATCAGGACGCTTCAGGTGGCTTACAAGCACTAGGCTGATACCTGTACGTTGAACCAATGTGCGAAGCTCTGTCATGATTGTATCCAAAGCCTTGCGCTCGTCACCATTCTGTTGTGAACTTACAACAATTGATACGTGGTCAAGGAACACATAGCCACAACCAAAGGCATTAGCAAACTCTTCTGTCCTCTTCACAATGTTCTCAATGTCTGTGCTACCGAAGTGGTCAAACATATACATCCTGTCTGTACCAAGGGTGACATCAAAAGCTGCCCTCTTCTCTTCCATTGTAGCATCACAGTCAGGCAAATGCAAGGGCTTGTTTGCAGCCAAGGACATGATGGATGTGCCTGTCTTACGCACACTCTCCTCCAAGAACATCAAGCCAATGTTGTCCTGTGTCTTGCAGAGGATGTGCCATATGAGTTCACGCAAGAACTGACTCTTGCCTAAGCCTGAGCCAGCAGTGACAGTTACAAGCTCTCCCTTACGTATGCCATAGGTTAACTTGTTCAAGCCCTCGAATGGGTAGGACACCTCTGCCTTCTCCAAAGGCTTGGACACCTGTTCCCACAACGTGGAGCCAGCAACAATGCCATCAGGGATGTGCTTCTCAGCAGCCCACCATCGGTCAATGAACTCCTTCTCTTTACCAGCGAGGAGCCAATCACACCCATCCTTCAAGCCATCAACCCCCTTCATAACCTTAACCTTGGAGCCAAGCACAGAGCATAGCTGTGCTGCACCTTGTTGCCCCTGCTCGTCATTGTCAAAGCAAACAACAATGTTCTCAAAGCTATTGAGCCATTCGTAATGATCCTTGGCATCCTTGGCAGCACCTCCTGCACCATTACGCACAGAGACAACAGGCCACTTAGAGCCAAGCATTTGGAACACAGCAAGGGCATCATACTCACCCTCGACAATGGTTAAATACTTCCCACCCTTGGTGAAGAGTTGCTGTCCAAACAAACAGGTGGCTTTCCAATCTCCCTCAATGGCAAACTTCTTCTCCTTGATGCTACGCTTCTTTGTAGCAAACAGCTTCCCATCGTTGTCATAGTAGGGAAACCACACGTGGGAATCATCAGACACAATGCCATACTTCTCAACTGTTGTCCTGCTTATGCGTCTGCTTCCAATGGCTGGTGTAGCCAAGGTTTGGAAAGCTGTTCTAAGGGCAGCTATAGCCCCTTCCACAGGCTTTGCTGTGGCTGTCGGTGTGTACATATATCCTTCTTCTTT